ACCAATCATTGAAGAAGAAGTAGATGAAGTTTGAGTTGAGGGCGAAGAAGAAATTGACGAAAGACCACAAGATGATTTCAACGCTAACTTAGCCGAGTTCATGGATGAAAGAACTCTTGGTCGAATGGCCATGGAGTTAATATCCGAATACAAGAAAGATAAAGAATCTAGAAAAGAATGGGAAGAAGCTTATATTAAAGGTTTAGATCTTTTAGGAACTAAATTCAAAGAAGTAACAAGACCATTCAAAGGAGCATCATCGGTCACTCATCCGTTGCTCGCGGAAAGTGTTACACAATTCCAGGCACAAGCTTATAAAGAATTAGTACCATCAGATGGCCCTGTAAGAACTCAAATCGTAGGATTAAGATCTCCACAAGTAGAACAACAATCAGATCGTGTAAAAGATTACATGAACTATATGTTGATGGAGAAGATGGAAGAATACACAACTGACATGGATCAGATGTTATTTTATTTACCATTGTCCGGTAGCACTTTTAAGAAAGTCTACTACGACTCAATCATGCAAAGACCTGTTTCTAAATTTATTCCCGCAGAAGATTTAGTAGTTCCATACTATGCATCAGATTTGAAAGATACAGATAGAATTACACACGTACAACGGCTAACGGAAAACGAAGTCTTGAAACAAATGGCTTCTGGTTTCTACCGTGAAGTTGAACTGGCTAGTGCAAACGAGACCACGGACAACGTACAGAAAAAGATAAACGAATTAGAAGGTATTAAAAAAACAGGTGATGATGCATTAAATATAATTTTAGAAATGCATGTTGATTTACATTTAGATGATTATGAAAAATTTGATTCACGTGCTAAGAAAATAAAAATTCCTTATGTGGTCACCATTGACGAAGGCAGTGGTGAAATATTATCGATCTATAGAAACTATAGACCAGACGATCCTACTTACAAACGAATAGAATACTTTGCTCACTACAAATTTTTACCAGGTTTGGGTTTTTATGGTTTCGGTTTAACCCATATGATCGGAGGGCTGTCACAAGCAGCCACTCAATCATTAAGACAATTGATTGATGCAGGTACTTTAAAGAATTTACCTGCAGGATTTAAGTCTAGAGGTATCAGAGTTAGAGATGATGACCAACCAATTCAACCTGGAGAGTTCAGAGATGTTGATGCACCGGGCGGAAACATCAGAGAACAGTTCTTTAACCTACCATTTACAGAACCATCAACAACATTATTCAACCTTTTAGGTTTTTTAGTACAAGCAGGACAGAAATTTGCAGCGATTACTGATTCAAATATCGGTAATGATGCACAAAATCGTGCTGTTGGAACTACAATTGCTCTTATGGAGAGAGGTTCAAGAGTAATGAGTGGTGTTCACAAGCGTTGTTACTACGCAATGAAGATGGAATTTAAAATTTTAGCAAGAATTATGGCTGAATCTTTACCACCAGAGTATCCATATGACGTTTACGGTGGCCCAAGATTCATTAAAGCACTAGATTTTGATGATAGAGTAGATATTTTACCGGTTGCTGATCCAAATATCATGTCTATGGCTCAAAGAGTAACACTAGCACAGACACAATTACAAATTGCGAGCACAAATCCACAACTTCACAACATTCATGAAGCATACAGAAGAGTTTATGAGTCGTTAGGAACAAAACAAATTGAAACTTTGTTAAAACCTGCACCAAAACCACCTGAACCAATGGATCCTGCAAAAGAAAATGCTAGAGCGTTGCAGATGCAATTACTTACTGCGTTTGAATTCCAAGATCATGATGCACATATTGCTGCTCACATGGCATTTATGCAATCAAGAATGGTTCAGATCAATCCACAAGTTTATGCTTTACTACAAGCACACATTTCTGACCACGTTTCTTTTAAAGCTAAGTTAGAAGTTAGAGAACAACTGATGAATGACCCGAATATGGCTCAACTTGCACAAGCTGATCCACAACAATTTCAAATTCAGTTTGATAAAGCTGTTGCAACAGCAGTTGCAGAGATAACTGAACAATTAATCAGAGGTGAAATGATGGCGGCAGCCGGTAAACAAGATCCTTTGGTTAGATTAAAACAACAAGAGATAGATCTTAAAGCAATGGATATGCAACGTAAGGAAAGAGAAGCACAATTAAAAGCGGAAATGGATATGGCTCAAGAAGCAGCTAGATTGGATTTCCAATATGATAAACTTACAGCACAAGATCAACAATCAGATGAACGATTAGAAGTTGCTAGAGAAAAATTGGCAAAAAAATAATTGATATGGACAAAAGAAAAGGATTAAGCGGGGGAAAGAAATATGGCCCTCCACCTAAAAGAGGCCCTAACCCTCAAGGTCTTAAATCCAGTGATAAAAAACGATTACGAAAAGCTTTCAAACGAAAGTAAATTAGTTTATTTAGCCGGTCTATTTGATGGTGAAGGTAGCTTTGGTCTTTGGAAAAAAGGCAATAATAAAAAAAGATTTGAAGTATCTGTAGAGATGAGAGATTTAGATGCTATATCTAGATTTCAAAATTTCTTTGGTGGCACTGTGCATAAATGCAAGATAAGAAAGGCTCATTGGAATCAAACATGGCGTTGGAGAATGAGTGGAGAGAAGGCTTTCAAAGCTCTCGAAAAGATGGTAAACTTTTTATGTTTAAGACGTAAGGAGAAATTTTATGTGGTTAAGTGCGATAAAGCTAGCTTTGAACGCGGGAAGCAAAATATATGCCAACAAGCAGAAAGCAAAGATGGCTATGTCAGAAGCACAACTTCTTCATGCTGAAAAGCAAGCTAGAGGTGAAGAAGCATATCAAGGAAAACTTTTAGAAGCTAGACAATCAGATTGGAAAGACGAGGCAGTTCTTATAATTTTAAGCATGCCCGTGTTGGTGCTCGCTTGGGCAGTGATATCCGATGATCCATCTGCAATGGACAAAGTAAAATTATTCTTCGAGATGTTCTCGCAGCTTCCATCATGGTTCACAAACTTGTGGATCTTGGTCGTGGCATCGATATATGGTATAAAGGGTACACAAATATTCCGTAACGGAGGAAAAAAATAGATGACTAAATTATGTCCTAGAGGCAAAGCGGCAGCGAAAAGAAAATTTCGTGTGTATCCCAGTGCATATGCTAACGCCTACGCTAGCAAAATTTGTGCAGGTAAAATAAAAGATCCATCAGGTAAGAAAAGAAAAGATTGGGGCCCTAAAAAAGCTAAAGTTGGAATGGCTGTTTCAGCAGGTTCACAATCAGCATTAGGACGTTTACAAAAATCAGGTTTACAAAAAGCTAAAGAAGGTAGAATGTTTACAGCTGCTGAATTTAGAGCATTAGATGAATCAACAAGTCCAAAAGCTAACCCTAAAAAAAAGGAGAGAATTATGCAAAGCGGAGATAAAGACAGAATCAAACTTTCTAAATCAGATTTAAAAAGATTTTCAGTGGGTGGTGGTGCTGATATGGGCGACCCTAATTTAAAACTTCAAAAAAAAATTGATCAGAAGCGTGCTTATTTAAATTCTCCAAAAAGAGGTGAAAGAAAAAATAAACCTTTTACAGGTGAAAGAAGAACTGGTGAAGCAAGAAAAAGATTAGAAGCAAAAGGTGTCAAAGCATTTCAAGGTGGAGGAATGGCAAGAGGAATGGGGGCTGCAATTAAAGGCGGTAAATTCGAAGGCGTATTCTAATGTACAAAAAAGGTACATGTTGGGATGGCTATGTTCAAAAAGGCATGAAGAAAAAAGGGAATAAGATGGTTCCTAATTGTGTTCCTGCAATGAAAAGAGGTGGTCTTACAAAGTGGTTTTCTGAAAGATGGGTAGATATTGGTGCTAAGAAAAAAGGCGGCAAGTATCAAGAGTGTGGAAGAAAATCAGCATCAGGTTCTAAACGTAAATATCCGAAATGCGTTCCAGCAGCTAAAGCTGCAGCAATGTCAAAATCTCAAAGAGCTAGTGCTGTAAGAAGAAAAAGAGCAGTAGCACAAGGAGTTGGTGGAAAACCAACTAATGTAAAAACATTTGCAAAAAAAGCATAAATCAGTATAACAACTACATGGCCATCAGAGGCGACAGTGTAGAATATGATCTTTTAAAAAAATGGTGTGAGACATTACCGTTTTTTGAAGAACCAAAATCAGTAACAACATGTGAGATAGGTGTGAGGGAAGGTCTAGGATCACAAGTTATTATGATGGGTTTAAAAGCAAGAATTGGAAACAGACCCTACGAGCATATTGGAATAGATCCATACAACAATCTTAAATACCAACATTATGATGATAGTCCAGAATACCAAGGTGACTATACAGATGAGATGAGACAACAGATGGTAAATGATTTTGCAAATAATAAAAATTTTAATTTTTACCACATGACCGATATTCAATATATGAATCTATTTTCATCAACAGATAAGATATTTGATCTTGTTCATTTTGATGGACCACACATGACAAAAGATGTAATCAGAGAAGCAGTATGGTTTGCAGATAAATCAAGAAAAGGTTCGAGATTTATATTTGATGATTACAAAAAATATGGAATGGAAGATATTGCTAAAGCATTAGATTATTGGGATTTTAAAGTAATACAATCCGGTAATAATAAGATCTGTTTACAAAGAATGTAATGGATATAGATACAATCTCACTTGTTCAAAAAAAGGTAAAGCAAAAAGTACAACGTTTGAAAGATCACGCTATATATGGTGTTGACACCATAGAAAAACTACAATATGTTAGGGGTCAAATCAGATCATTAGAAGATCTGCAACAGGATCTAAAAGACCTGCTGAAAACAACGGAGTATGAAGATGAACAAGT